AGAAGAGTGACCTGGCCCGTGACATGGTTCACGTCGGGTTCATGCACCAGGGGACGATGTCTCGGTTTGATGGGACATCTGTTGGTAGCATTCAGATGCGTATGGAAGGTGATGATCTTCTGACTCGCGGCTACAACAAGATGAGTGAGCATCGAGAGTTCACTGCGTTCTTTAACCTTATCAAACCAGTGACGCTGGTCATGCGAGCTGTTGCCTTTGGGCGCAGCCAAGACCGCCTGTACGCTGCAGCTAAGGCAGCAGGCAGTGGAAAGAAAGGTGGTGGGTTTAGTCTGGCTGAGATGCAGACCTACTTCGGCATCAACGAAGACGAGCTGCCTGATCTCTACAAGGCAATCTTGGCTAATGCATCTGTCGACAAGAAGACAGGAGCTGTGCGGCTTAACACGCGAGCATGGCATGCGATGGGTCCGCAGTACGCGGCTGCAGCTGCGAAGCTTGACCAGGCGCTGTTCAACTTCACGCACACGATTGTGCAGGAGAGTGGACGGGGATACGCGCCGATCTTTATGCAGGGTGGCTTGGGCGGAACACTGTTCCAGTTCATGAGCTACGCGTCAAACAGCTTTGAGAAGCAGTTTGTACCGACACTGCTGCTGGCCCAGCGCGGTGACGCTGGTGCTGCTGGCTTGCGTGTCAGCGCAGCGATGCTTGGCTCGCTGATCGGCTACACTTCACGCCTCTACGTTAAGAGCCTGGGCATGAGCGAAGAGCGCAGGGCTGAGTACCTGCAGGAGAACCTGACGTTCCCTAAGACGGTGCTTGGCACGATCAGCTATCTGCCACAGCTCAGTGGTCCGATGATCGCTGGTGGTGTCGCGACACAATACCTGATCGGTGCGCTGGGCGGCGACAGTAACGCTGTACGAAAGGGACTGCCCTCTATCCCAGCCTACAGCACCTTGCAGGACGTCCTGGCAATCGGATCGATCCCAGCGCGGCTTGTTAACCCTGAGCAAGAAGTCACAGAGGCCAGCCTCAACAAGCTGATGAACTACGCCTCTGGCGGCATTCTCAACACACCAGCCGGTATTGTTCCGCGCAACGTGGTCAGCTCAGCGCTGACGGGCGAGATGCCAAGTTTGAATCCAAACCCACCTCGCAAGGAAGCACCTGATGAATAAAGCAACAACCAAAAGCGGAGGCCACTGATGGCAACCTATGCACCAGTCGCCTACACGACGGCGGCAAGTAACACGCAAATCGACTTTGACATTACGTTCACGTTCCTACGGGCAACCGACGTTGTCGTCAGTGTGATCGACCCGAACGGTAACGTGTTGGTCAACGGCACGGATTACGACGCTGAGCTGCAGGCTGTAAACGACGGTACGTTTGACATGCGGATTGTTCAAGCTGGTACGCTGACAACGACACAAGATCCGCTCGCGGCCAACCACGTCGTCTCGCTCAAGCGCAACACCGACGTTTCGCAGATCGTGACAGTGTTCCAAGATGGCGCAAGCTTCAAAGCAGCAGACATCAACGCAATCATTACGCAGCTGTTCAACAAGATCCAAGAGGTCGAGGTGTCGAGCGGCGAAGGTATCGGCCTGACCGACGACCTGGTCGCGTTTGACGCTGAGAACAAACCGCTGCGCAACCTGGGAACACCGACAGCCGACAACGACGCGATGCGCAAGGTAGACATCGACAGCGGCATTGGCCCTGACATCACGACCGTGGCGGGTATCGCGGCAGACGTGACGACCGTAGCGGCAGACACAGCGGACATCGGGACTGTTGCGTCAGACATCACAGGCACCAACACGATTGGCACGGTGTCGAGCAACATCGCCGACGTGAACACAGTCGCGACAGACATCGCCAACGTGAACACAGTGGCCGCTGACACAGCCGACATTGGGACCGTTGCGGCAGATATTCAAGTGGGCGGTCCCGACAACATCGGCACAGTCGCCACTGCAATCGGTGACGTGGGCATTGTTGCTGGCATTAACGGGCAAGTGCAGACAGTCGCCGGGGCAATCGCCAACGTAAACACGGTCGCGGCTGACACGGCGGACATTGGGACTGTTGCGACAAACATTGCAAACGTGAACACTGTTGCCGGAATCAGCAGCGACGTGACAAGCCTCGCGCCACAGGCCAGCAACATCGGCACTCTAACGCAAGCTGCTAACCTGACTGCGCTGCAAAACGCACAGGCCAACGCACAGGCGGCACAGGCTGCGCTCAACCAGCTTAACAACAAGTATCACGGCAGTTTCACGAACGTGAACAACGATGACGCAGAGGTTGAAGCGGACATTGCAGGCGACGCGGACCTGACGCTTGAGGCAGGCGACCTGTACTTTGACACGACAAACTCAAAGCTACGCTACTACGACGGCTCTAACTGGTACAACGCAGCAGCCGCGCAGGTCATCAACACGACTAACCTGTCAAATGTTGGTGACGTAAACGCATACGCAAGCCTGACCACTGACGACTTCCTAAAGTACGATGGTACTGGTTGGCAGAACGTTAATCCCGCAGCCGTGCGTCAAGCGATTAACGTCGAGGATGGCGCGACAGCCGACCAGACGGGCGCTCAAATAAAGACAGCGTTGTTCAACGAGCTTGACACCAACAACCTAACCGACACGCTGCTAGGTGAATTGCAAACCGCGCTGCAACCGGGCGACGTTGTGGACAACGTGACCGCGGGTGGGACGCAAGTGCCGCTTAGCGCCGCGCAGGGCGTAGCACTCAAGGGTCTGGTTGACAACAAACAGGCCAACATCACGACCAGCACTGCACTCGCAGCCGCGTCACTCACGACTGTCACAGACGCTGGCAACACAGTGGACGTGAGGCGTGCCGACCGTATTGCACAAGGGTCAAGCGTCAACGTGGACGGTGGCGCAACCCTCTATGACGTGACAGCAACCGCAACGCTGACGCTGAGTGACCTTGTGGCTGGCGACATTGTGACGGTGTTTAGCCGCAGCGGAACTACCACGATTGCTCGCGGAACGATCACCTACGCCTACATTGACGGCGACATTGCCACGAACAAGACCAGTGTGACGGTGGGTGCCGGGACGCTCGCGACCGTGACTATGGTGAGTGACGACACAGCAATCATTGCAGGGAGTGACCTGACATGAGTGCCGTAGCATCTATGATGGCACTGACGGGCCTGCTTGGTGAGCGATGGGACGGCATCGTAACCTACATGATTATCGCTGGCGGCGGCGGTGGTGGTGATTATCACGGCGGTGGCGGCGGTGCTGGCGGCGTGCTGTACGGAACGGCAACTTACACTGCACCATTTTCACTAACTGTCGGTGCTGGCGGCGCTGCCAACGCTAATGGCGGTGACTCCGTAGCGTTTGGTCTGACCGCATTTGGCGGCGGTACTGGTGGCAGAGGACTAAACGTCAGCGGCGGCAATGGTGGCTCGGGCGGCGGTCGCGGCGGCTGGCTTGATAGCCCTTCATACGGCCTTGGGACTGCTGGACCCCCACGACAAGGCTATGATGGCGGCAACTTTCTTCAAACTCTTAGCAACCCACCCGCTGGTATTGGCGGCGGCGGTGGTGGAGCTGGTAACGTAGGCGGCAATGCAGTAGCTAGTCACGCTGGTCACGGAGGCGTCGGCCTCACAAACGCATTCCTAAACACGCTGCAATACGGCTACCTACATACTGACGGAAACTACTACGTCGCTGGCGGCGGTGGGGCTGGCGGCTGGTTAAATCAGAGTCCAAGCCGCTTGCAAGGTAATGGCGGTCTAGGCGGTGGCGGTCGAGGCGGCTACGGCGGCAGCAACAACTACCAAAGCGGCACCAACGGCCTCGGCGGCGGCGGCGGCGGCAAGCAACAAGACCCAAACACATCTGGCGCAGGGTCCGGTGGCTCTGGTGCTGTTCTGTTGCGGGTGCCAAATACCGTCACACTCAGCGCAACAGGCATTACGCTCCCTAGTCCCGTAGCAATCGCAGGGACCGACGATCACTACTACGCAATCACTGCTGTTGGCAGCGGCACCGTAACCATGTCCTTAACGTAACCCCTCTCCTAACACGGACGACACAAACAAAAGGAACCAAAAACGATGACAGACAGTAAAAGCTGGTACGCCAGCAAAACCGTATGGGCCGTTCTGGTCATGCTAGGCAGCGTGGCCGCACGTAACCTTGGCGTTGACCTTGGGCCGTTTGAGGCCGAGATCACCGCGCTGATTCTCGACGGTGTAGCACTTGTGGCCGGGGCTGTGGGCCTGTGGGGTCGCATTGCGGCGACTGCTAAGCTGAAACCCTAGAGCGAACAAATGGCGAACAAGCTAGAGATCCCGAGCAGTGCAGCGTCGTCTCCAGACTGGCGGTCGCGTATTCTAAAGCTTGAGTTCCAGGCCGAACAGCACGGGACTCAGCTTGCCAACCTCAACGACAAAACCAATGCGATGGCCGACAGCCTGAGCAGCATCCAGCGTACCCTGGCGCAGATCAGGTGGATTGCCATCGGTGCAGCCATTGCGCTGACTGCCAAGGAAATGAATGCAATGAGTCTGCTGTCGTTTCTTGGAGTGTAACCCATTGATAACAAACGACAATAACGACCCAAACAATGCTCGCGACATGCTGAGCAATCTTCACACGGCGGTGGCCGAGGAGCTGCTGGCCCGTGTGAAGAGTGGGAACGCATCGGCGGCTGAGCTGACGGTCGCGGCGAAGTTCCTGAAAGACAATCACATTGAGTGTGTACCGACAGCCGACAATGCGCTGGGCAAGTTGGTGAGTTCAATACCGGAGTTTGATCAGGATAGTTGGAACGAGCAGGAGACGGGCCATAGCTAAAGAACAGGATGCCTCCAGAAAGCCACAGGAAGCCCGTACAGCGGCTTTGGCGATTTCGGAGGGTACACCGCTGGATCGAGTCAGAGGCGACCTACGGGCGTTTCTGTGGCTTGTGTGGCAGCACCTAGGTTTGCCGGAGCCGACACCAGTCCAGTACGACATGGCAAGCTACATCCAGCACGCGCCACGGCGAGCAGTTGTGCAGGCGTTTCGGGGGGC